CACGAGGGGACCTCACATTTTCTTTAACCTGTTGGTGAGCACACCACAACTAAATCTTATTTAATTATGGATACTCGTAAGAGAACAACGGAGTTAGCGTTAGACCTAATTTCTCCACCATTCGATGTAAAACTCGAAGTGATGGGCCTGCTTGAGGCCTCAGAGAAATGGTTTAAGCATGAAGGACTTCAAGGGATCAAAAGATCCAAGCAATATTTTGATATTGCACTTAATGTACTTCTAGGGCAGCCATATGACCGTCCAGCTTGGATTAAGCTAGACACATCAACGTCATACCCTAGTCTTATTAAACGTACTTTACAGTGGGGTAAGGACTTCCCAAAGGAAGCCCTTACACTGTTAAGAATTCATGAATTATTCGTGAATAATCCCACAGATAAAGATTGTTTAAAAGCGATGGAGTCGATTAAGGCTCCGAGTACCGCTACAAATCATCCTGAATACATTCAAGCTATTCTGGATGAAGCAGAGAACTTTACCGTGGATAAACTTAAAGTTAGTCCAGGCCCTGTTCCAATGTTCACAAACGGACCTAATGGTATTTCTATACTATCAGGACCTAGTGATTCAAAGGCTCATAGGCATTACGGTACATCCACGAAGATGTTAAACTTCATGGATGATGTCGCTTCTCATGGTGTTGGGATGAAATCATCTCAACATATGAAAGACATGCTCCAGGCAGACTTCGGAGATTACTCCGATGAAAGCCTAGGACGACTCGTCTTCTTGTCAGAAAAGTCTGGTAAATTGAGGGTTATTGCTACTGGTGATTATTTCACACAGTCTACAATGAAACCTATTCATGATACCATTAATTCTATTCTGATGAAGATTAAAGGTGATTATACCTTTGATCAAGAAGCCGGAAAAAGCTGGGCACAAAAGTCAACAGAGACTTCCAATTGGATGTCTTCGTATGATATGAGTGCTGCAACTGATCGACTACCTGCATGGCTGCAGGGTAAGATCATCGATATTGTCTTGCCTGGTCAACTGGGTGATCAATGGTTGGATTTGATAACCAACCGTGAATTCACTTACAAGTTACCTAGCGGCAAACAGGGTAGTATTAACTACACTGTAGGGCAACCGATGGGTTTTTACTCATCTTTTGCTTCCTTCGCCTTATTGCACCACTTAGTGGTGAGAGCAGCTTATAGGCTTGCTCATAAGGGTAGGAACCTGCCAAAACGTCAATTTTACGCTATCATCGGAGATGACATGTGTATAACAGACAAAAGGGCTGGTGAAATGTATGTGAAAATTATCACATCAATTGGTGGTGTTGTAAATCTAGAAAAATCTAGATTATCTAAAACACCAGGTGTTACCATTTGTGAATTTGCAAAAGCATGGTTCATAAATGGAAATGACATAACACCTTCATCTCTTAGAGCTCTAAGATCATCCCTTAAACAAGGATGGACTTCTGTTCCAGCTGCTATAAGCAACTTTGAGCAAAAGCTTGATAAGAGGCTCAAGGTCAAGAAAATGAAGAAGATTCTTCAGAAGTACTGGCCGAATGAGACCAATACCCTTATGCGGTTGATACCCGTACCCCAATTAATGGGTGGTTTCGGGAAACCGGACTCTAACCCCTTAGTTGCAACCGTGAAAGGTGCTAATGGCAACGCCATTAGAACTTTCATTGCAAACAAGGTTTACCCAGTGTTCAA